GGGCAGATGAATTAAATAATGTTAATGACAGTTGCGAAGATAAATTTGTTTATTGTGATAATTGCGAAGATGAAACTACAGCTATTTTAAAGGAGCAAGACTAATGTCAACATATTACCGACCAACTGAACCAATACCATTACAAAAAATCAAGGACAGCAAATTCTTACAAGACCATGAGTTTGAAGTTGTTGAAGATGAGAATGGAACTTACTTTACTTGTAGTGAAAGTTGTATTCACTTTGCAACTGATGATAAAAACAATGTTATAGACTTATTTAGATACGGAGCTAATAATTCAGAACACATTATTACACCCTTACGCTATGAGTTTGAAGTGGACTTTGTTTCTGAACATGATGACGATTATGACGACTATGCTTCTGATGATACTGGCGTTATGACAATTAACATTACTGATTTAATAGAACTATCTAAGGAGAAAAACTAATGTCAACAATAGATCGTAGCAAAATACCAGAACATTTACGCCATTTATCTGATCGCAGATTAAAGCAATTATTTTATTTATTTAGAGGAGGTATCTAATGGATAACCCAAGAAGAATAGTATCAACTACTATCTTAGTTGAATGGAGCGACAACCCTAAATCCGTTGTCCTAGATAACGATATGCCTAACGGATTAGCTAACGACTTTGACGAATGGTTAACAGAAATTGAGGAAGAGGAGGTATCTAATGAACGAAGAATTTGAAAAAGATTTAGTAAAATTACTAAACAAATATTACAGTACTAATTGGGATTATGTTTGGGAGTTTGAAGCAGATTCTATAGTAACTAAACTCTGGTTAGGAGAAGAGGTGTCAGATGTCAGTTAACGAACAATATGTAAATGTACTAGATATTAAATTCTATGTATGTGACGAGGACGGAAACGAAGTTTTAAACAAAGACGGAACTGTTAAAGAATTTTATTTTAAGGGCAGATTAAAGCCCCTGGAATATCTTTGTGAAGATATGACCGTTGAAGATCTAGAGGAGGTAAAAGATGTATCTACAAGTAGTTGAATGTCTTGAATGTCATAAACACTATGGCGAAAAGAATAAATTTATACCTGTATGTCCTTTTTGTGGGAATGATGATACAAAAAAGACAATATATTTAGAACAAGAAAGTAATATTTATAAAGCCTTTATGCAGGGCGAGGAAATTAAAGATGAATAAACCTAAATACCGTATCAAACTCGTATCCTGGGAGGAAGTATCAGCTTACTTTGATCCAAACCTAGATCCACACTCCAAGTTTGGGATCTTAGTTTATAAACCAGGATCTAAAGATTATGACCAAGCTTTTTGGTATAATACCAGTAAACAAAGATGGAAGGGCCTATCTGAATATGTTGCACAATTACCGTAAAGACTCTAATATGTTGGTAAGGCATTTATTTCAAGTTACCCCCCTATATAACTCCTCTTATAAGATTTAAGTGCCTTATGTTTTTAGAAATATTATGGATAATAATAGCGATCATTCTTTTCAATCTTAAAAGCACGCCAAAATAACCTTGATACCCTGGTTACTCTTTTGATTCTTGTTCTTTTTCTTCTTCTTCCTCAACTTCCTCTACAACTTCAATCTCTTTCTTAGTTTCATTACTAATTTCAATTATGTTGCCCATTAACTGACCTAACCTGGTTTCTACCTCTTTTCTACTCATTTGATCTATTTTACCAAACATAACCTCTTTTCTATCAACAATTAATCCACCAACCCTCAACAAAGAGTTCTGGGCAGATATGGCCGCGTTAAAAGACCCTGCCGCTAGAGCCTTGTCCCTAATATCATATAGATCCTGGACTGCCCTATCGTAGTTCAGTTCATACTTCTTTTTTACTTCATTAGTGAGAAAATTGTATTCTTGTCTTACAAGTTCATTCTTAAATACATTAACAGCAGCTTGTCTTGGATCTTTATAACCAGCTTTGGAAGCACACTCCACTAAAGATAGTCTTGGATTATTAACAGAGATCCATACAAAGTTTCTTTGTCGTCTGGTAAGTTTGTTGTCTAGGTTTGCAAATTCTGGAGGAGCTTCTGCTTCGTCTGAGATGATTGGCTCGTATTCTAGTTTATGTTTTTTATATCCCATATTTAGCAAATCAGGGTATTTATTTTAATACTAGCCTACCCCACATTACCCTAATATGTATTAAGAGGATAGTTTATAGATCTATAGCTTGTCAAGTATTATCTTATAAATAGGAATAGATTTCTTTATTGCCTATGACAATAATGCCAAAAATAAAATAATCGTCAAAAGCCCATTCTTATCATGTTTATTAGCGTCATTATAATCTTGACAATAATTGACAATAATCAAACCTTGTCAAAAAGAACGATAAAAATACCTGGTATTACGATAACTGCTACAAAGAACCAGAAGAAGAATTGGATAAATTCAATCATTTTTTTCCTCTGTTTCAATTTTTTGATGATAAACAAGTACAAAAGACTCACACTCTGGGCAAGATAGGTTGCTAACTATATCGTATTCCTCATTACCGTAGTCTTCTCCAGAATGATCTCCACCCCAGATAAGCTTTGTTTGGCAAGCCCAACACTTCATATTGGGCACTCCAGGTTATTGTCTTCATCATAAAAGTTTATAAGATCCCCTTGTGGATTTAAACATGTCATACCTACATTAATTTTGTAGTATTTTTGATAAGCTCCCAACAAAGAGTGAGCTTTCTTGTTATTATAATCGTCTACGGCCTGTTCATATGACAACCTCATCATCATATAAAGATTGTTTGTTTCACCCATATTTACTCCTTTTTGATATGTAATTAATTTATTTTACAGTTTGTATTGATATTTGTCTAGACTTTGTTTATACTTAGGTAATATTTTGACGGAGGTTATTATGTCAATAGATACAAACAGTATGGCTAGTGTGCTTATGGACACCCATATAGACAATATGCAACAACAACAAAAGCAAGACGCTTTAAATTATTCTATCTTTGAGTTGAGGTCAACTCTTAAAGATATATCTAACGAGGTTGACAAGTTAGTTCAAAGAGTAGAACAAATGAAGGGGGATTAGCATGATTGATAATCCACCACTACCAGACTCACTTAAAGATCATCAGCATGTAGCTATTGGTGATGCTATGTATTTTCCCGATATGGATAATGCATACTATCATCAATCACCAGGCGTGTCTTCATCTACCCTAAGAAGATTTAGACAATCGCAGTTACATGCTATGCGAGAGGAGGTGGAGCCGACAACTGCTATGCAGTTCGGTTCTGCCGCCCACTCTTTGATTGTTGAAGGAGAAGAAGTATTCAGTAAAGAGGTTGCAGTTATATCTGGATCTCCATACACAAATGTTAACAAGCAACTCAAGATTGATTATCAAAACAGGGGTATGCTTGTTATTAACCAAGACAAAAGGGATACCTTGTTTCAGATGAAAGATAATCTTATTGAAGATGCAAGAAAGTTCCTTGACGTTGACCAGGGCGAGTATCCTGGTGTTTTTACTAAACCGTATGAAAACTCTTTGTACTGGTGGGAGCAAGATGTTCTGCTTAAAGTCAGATCAGATGTTATTAGACATCCCTTAGTAAAACCCTATTCAGATGAATCAATAGTGCTTATAGACTATAAGACTACTAGCGATTGCTCCGTATCTGGATTTACTCGCTCTATTAGACGTTATACCTATGATCTACAGGCCGCTATGTATAAGAAAGGCTTTGAGAAAGCTGGATTTAAAGTACAAGATTTCTTGTTTGTTGCACAAGAAACCAAGCACCCTTTTGCAACTAAAATATTCAAAATGAATGATGAGGATATGGAAAGAGGGTGGCTTCAACTAGAAGAAACGCTTGGAGCTTATAAAGCCGTCTGCGATGGGCAAACGCCTAGTATTTATAACACTCCAAGTGTAGTTGAGGTTATGTTGGGATATGAATTTGACTGATAAACAAAAAGAGTATATGCCATACTTTGTTATGTTAGACCTTATGCAAGAGTCAGGACAAATGAATATGTTTGGAGCACCTGCAAAACTACGAGAAGTTCATCCTGAGTTAGGTAGAGGTGAGTCTGTAGATATTGCTAGTGAGTGGATGAAAAGTAAAACGACAGGAGCTAACAATGACTAAATGGCATGGCGGTAAAGGAGATAGGCCTAGAGCCAAAAGCCCAGATAAATGGGATAAAGGTTGGGAAAGAATATTTAACAAAGCCAAAAAGAAAGTTACAAAAGAAAAAATAGACATAACCAAACTTAAAAATGTTTGGGAAGAAAAGTCTACAAAGAAGGAGAAACAAAATGAACAAAGCTAAATTAGTAGAACTAGCCGATGAAGTATTGACTAATATTGATGTTGATATGCAAAGTGTTTTACGAAAAGAACTAGAAGAGAGTTTATGTAGCAAGTTATCTGATATTTTTTCTGAAGCAAAACGTCACCATACTATATATGCAGGTCAAATTAGAAAAAATCAAAAATCTTATAAAGCGGTGAAACCAATATTGGATGATTGTATAGATAAATTATTAGGAAAGAATTAAATGAAATACCTATCTGAACTATTAAATAGATTTTTAGAATGGTCTTTGAATAGAAAAGAAAATAAAGAATCTAGGAAAAATAAGTAATAAAAACAGAGGAACAAAATGACAGATAATGTAAACCACCCCCCACACTATAAAAAAGGATCCGTGGAATGTATAGATGCAATTAAGGCCGCTTTGTCTAGAGAAGAGTTTAAAGGCTATCTAAAAGCTGCAGCAATTAAGTACATTTGGAGAGAAGATCATAAAGGTAGGAACATAGAGGATCTTAAAAAGTCTGTATGGTATCTGAATAAATTGATTAAGGAGCTAGAGGAGCTGTGATGGATGTTAGCTTTTATGCCGTAGTGGGGCTTTTACTTTTAATGATCTACGCTTTTATGGAGAACAGAAAATGAATATAGATGAACAGATAAAAGAGCTAGAAGAAAAAATAGCATATATTGAACTGGTGCTTAAACAAAAAAAAGATGAGCTTTTTTGTGCACTTATTGAAAGAAAGAAACAAAGGAATAAACAGTATGAGAACGTTTGAGTCCATACACAAGTTCGTGATCTGTAAAAAAAAAGGGGCTTAACGCCCCTTAGTTTTATCCCAAATGGGGTGGTACTACCGAAGGGGGTGGCGACATACCTCCAGTATCAGCAGGATTAGTGGCTAAGATTTTATTCTTAGTGCCTGTTCTTTTATTACCTTCGCTGTCAGTCCAGTTGTTTTCAACTTCCTTAAGAGTAAGTGAAAGCTCTTTACCTACATAATCTTGTGCAGATACAGGTGGTTGCTTTTCAAAGCCAACCGCTTTACTTAGTTTAGTAAATATTTCTGTACTTACTCTCTTAGCCTCTTCATTAGCTGACCATAGGCTATACCATTCGTTATGATCCCTATAGTCACCACCAGCTATTTGAAAAGTCATCTTAAGCGTCCAATTGCCAGCAGTTGATTTATATTTCTCAGCTGCAATAATTTTGGATGCGTATTCCCCAGAAGGGGCGACCCCTGGACCTATAGGTTTATCTTCCGATTCCCTATAGGAAATTTCATCAAAGTCAGACATTCTTAATCTCCTTCACATTATCTGTGTTTGTAGCTACGGCATTAAACCCTAGCTTGTCTATTAATTTAGTAAGATCTGGAACTTCAAAAGCTTCTAACTTACCACTTCTATCCTTAGCAACAAAGCCTTGGCCAACTCTGGTTTGTAACCACCTGGCTTGAACTGCATTACCCTCAGCGTCTGTATCGTCAATTACTCTAAGAGCTAAGACTTCATCAAAGAAATAAGTAATGGACTGGCCTAACTTTGTGCCAACCATTTTAGGTTCGTGCATAAAGATACCGTCACTATTTATTTTCTCTTCCTTACAAATAAACATGACATGCATTTGTAAATCACGAAATGCTCGCATGACATTTGTTACAGACTCTTGTACTTCCCCGTAAGCTTTACGTGGATCTTTGTGCCTAGCTTTTTCTTGTTGTAATAAGAGTTCGCTGATCTCAGAGATTGAGTCCAAGCAAACCGTATCGTATTGCAACTGTCCAGATTTAAGCAGTTCATGTAACTGCATTAACTCTGAAGCTTCTTTAACTTCTATCGCATCTACATTAGTTGCATCTTTGATAGAAAGTAGCCCAGCTTCAGCACTTATCACCAACACCTTACCTGGTGCAGTTTTAGCAAGGCTTGTTTTTCCAGCTCCTGCCATACCATATACCAAGACTTTTGCACCTTGGTTCTGGACAAGCTTCTCTGGAGTGACAATCCTGCTTTTCAAATCGTTATTCATATTAACCTCCTTTTAGTAAATATATGTAACTTGCATATTATATACTATAAATATACAATATGTAAAATAGTATATTTTCAAACTGTAAGGAGGTTTAATGGAAAGTGCAATAGAAAATTTTGTGTGGATCGCTAATTACTATCATAGAGTAAATTCAATATCCAGGCAAAAATTAAGGAAACTAGAAGAGATGGGTATAGAACCAAAATACAAAGATAGAAAAGTAAGCCCCTATAATCTTAAAGAGTACATACAGTTTTTAGGAAAACAAAAAGCAGCACATGAGTGGGATGTTTCAGAACATACTATTGAGGCCTGGAAGTATGGCCACAGACAACCCTCTGTCAGACAAGCTAAAAGAATCATAAAATTAACAGAAGGTAGACTAAACTTTGAAAGTATTTATGGTGATATAGCAGAACTTCTAACAGAAGATTAAGTCAACATGTTTGATTTTAATCTGTCTGAGGATGAGGCAGCGATAGATATTGCTTTGGCTTTTTATGATGAAGGCTATAACGTAGTACCGCTCCAACGATCCAATAAAAAACCACCCCCTTTTCTTAAAGGTTGGGAACAATATAAGCATGAAAGGCCTAGTCGTGAAACTGTAGAAGAATGGTTTGTAAATAGAGATAACTTAGTTGTTTCATTAGTTTGCGGTAAGTTTATGGTCGTTGATGCAGACTCTCCAGAAGCTATGAACTGGGTTGAAGAGAACCTACCTACTTGCCCTTATAAAGTAAGAACAGGTAAGGGTATGCATTACTATTACAATAACCCAGAAAACTATACAACCTTTGCTACAAGAAGAACTGATGAGACTCCAGTAGAAAGGTTGATTGATTTGAGAGGTGTGGGCGGATTAATTATTGCTCCTTACAACCGTCATGCGAACGGTCAAATGTATAAGCCTATACCTCTCCCTGGTTGGGATATTTTTGATCATAAAGATCTACCAGACTTTACAGAGAAAGAGTTTGAAAAGATAACTGGTGTACCAAAACAAGACAGCATACAAAAGACAGCACCTTTTACTTTAACTGGTGTTAATGAAGGATCGCGTAATGATAATGCAGCACGTATAGCTGGTTACTTAATATCTAAGAATGTAAACCTAGACTTTGTAAGAATATTTTTACATAACTGGAATAGGGAAAATTCACCACCATTACCACAACAAGAGGTAGAGTCTGTTGTAGATAATGTAAAGAAGACACACGATAGAAAAAATCAGATAGCACCTTTGTTTGTGCAAACCAAAGAAGACATAAGACCACCAGATGATTTATTTAATCCACCAGGATTGTTAAAAGATATGTTTGCTTATTGCGAGGATATAGCACAAGTATCTCAACCAGAGTTATCACTTGTAGCCGCTTTATCATTAGCTAGTGTTACTTGCGGTAGGATCTTTAAAACAAATATGAATAACTTTTCTAGTTTGTATTTTATGTGTATAGCTAAGTCTGGACAGGGCAAGGAAAACATAAAAACCTTTGTTGAAGCTGTTTTGAATGCCTCTGAGCACGATAAATTAGTAGTTGGTGACGGATATACCTCTAGTGGTGCTGTTCACTCTGTACTTAAGATGAGGCCTACTCACGTAACTATTATGGATGAGTTTGGTAAAAGATTAGAAAGCATTAGCCAAGCAGGTAATACAAATAAAGAAGACGGCATA